GTTGCGTATCCCAATCTGAGAGGTCGTTGTATACTTTTTCGGTGGTATCGTAACTCGAGGTACCGTCCGAGATGAGCATATCTCGTACCATCTCGTAAAGAACGGTGGTGAGTGCAAATTTGTATGCAAGAAATCCTACGAAAGTAGCCCCATAATCAAAATCAAAAGCGAATGGAGCATTGTTCCACGCCATTTCAAAAGCGGCGGCGCTGGTGGGCGCCAAGAACTGTTTCTGAAACGGTGAATTCTCGATGTTATCTACGTGGTCCTCGAGTAGAGAGATGTAGGCATACGAGGCGAGACCCCCGAGGGTAGCGGAAACGCCCATCTCAGCACCTTGGGTGATGAAATAGGACGTAGCGAGTGCGGAGCCATACCCAGCCGTAGTGTTCCTGAGATTCTTCTTGAGACGGCGATATTCACCAGAAGTCTTGGGTACGACGGGCTTGGCGAAAGATGTAGTGGAGATCATTTACTATTTTTCATTGTTAACTAAGCTTTATGTGGCTTAAAAATTTTGGAACACAATAGTATATGCCGTGTCAACATTGTAAAAAGAAATGTGGAGTTCCGATTGATTGTAAATACTGTAGTGGTAGTTTTTGTCCGGGTTGTCTCAATTTAACGAAACATGATTGTCAAGGGGCAGATATCAAGAAGATGAAACAACGTAAAGAACTCGAGGATAGACTAGCATATGAACCAACTCCCAAGCACTTAAAGATTTAACTCGTAAAATAGATGTGCTGAAATGCCCGAGTGGTCTAAGGGGACCGACTTAAGATCGGTTGGTGTTCTCACCTCGTGGGTTCGAACCCCACTTTCAGCATCGCACTCATAGCTCAGTGGTAGAGCGCAAGTTTAGTAAGCTTGAGGCCGGGAGTTCGAACCTCCCTGAGTGCAACCCTATTAAAAGAATGGAAATCAACTAGATCATGAACGCTGTCCGTATTCATGATATAGCCTCCGTGACCTTTTTACTTCCCTTTTCTACGTTGGCAGTCGCCGAAGTATTTTTTGGATATGTCGTCTACCCTATGTTTTTAACACACACACTCACGTTTCATTTACTATACGATCTCATATGGATTTACGTACAGCCCAAAATTATCACGTCGCATCGGAATCTTATCATGTTGCACCATGTCGTCGCTCTCATGTATCTCCTTCGACCCCTTTTGAATCCTTTTGAATCACGTACAACTGCACTCGCGTCTCTCGTAGAGATTGACACGACGATTCTCATTTTGAAGAGACTTTTACCGAGGAGTACCTTCATGAACAATTTGTATCTCACGTCAAACATGGTCATTCGAGTGTACTACGAGACATTCTTAACTTTTCTGGTTTGGTTCATCTCGCGTTACGATCCATTTTGGGTGAGAGCCTACACGCTCTCGTGTCAACTTTTCATAAACGTATTCAGTTGTGGAATTTGCGCACTCACCTTTTCTAAGAACTTTAAGAAAAGAATCTAATGTACTAGTAGTATGCAAATTTTCGTAAAGACACTCACCGGGAAGACGATCACTTTGGAGGTTGAGTCTTCGGACACGATCGATAACATCAAGGCTAAGATCCAAGACAAAGAGGGTATTCCACCCGACCAACAACGACTCATTTTCGCTGGTAAACAACTCGAGGATGGACGTACACTCTCAGATTATAACATCCAAAAAGAGTCTACTTTGCACCTGGTTCTTCGTCTCAGGGGTGGTGGTGAGCGCAAACCCAACGCGTACATAAACTTTGTCAAGAAGCATCGTCCCGAGGTTGTCAAAGATTTTCCCAATCTTTCATTCACCGAAATTGGTTCGAAGCTCGGTGAAATGTGGAGGGCTCTTTCCGACGAAGAGAAAAAGAAATATGTGAAATAAGTATGTGGTTGTACATAGTAGGAGTTGGAGCATTTCTTTACACCGTCCCATATTGTTGTTTAGTTTCGGTATTTAAAGAACGAAATAGAAGAGGGTGTTCACCTAGAGGTTCATCAATGTACTTAAGGGATATGGACCATAACTATACATATGGCACCTCTCGGAGTTAAGAAACTTTGTTACGATGCTCATCTGCCTACTCGTGGTTCTGATGGTGCTGTGGGATATGATCTATATAGCTCCGAGGATGCGACGGTACCGTGTCAGGCGGGGCGAGCTCTAGTGAGTACCGGTATCGCACTATCCATTCCAGACGGTCTATATGGTCGTGTAGCTCCTCGCTCTGGTCTCGCCGTGAAGCACTGTATCAATGTGGGCGCGGGTGTGATCGATCCTGATTATACCGGTGAAGTCAAGGTCGTCCTATTCAATCATGGTACGGAAGACTTTGAAATCAAGAAGGGTGATCGTATCGCTCAACTCATTTTGGAGAGGTGTGAGACACCTATGATTAAGGAAGTTGGTCTTCTCGAGGAGACACTCAGGGGTGATGGTGGTTTCGGATCTACAGGTCTTTGAATTCCTCTTTGCAAAACCACAAATCTTCGGGTGTAGGCATGAATAACATACCATGGCGCATAGTCATATACAACTTAGCTTTATTCAGATCAGGGTAAGACCACAGAATCCAACGTTCCCAATATTCGGCCCGGAAGAAATCTTCCCAATCCTCTTTCGTACTTTTATCGATCCTCAACATTTCCCGATGAATCTCACCAGGATCCGTTTCTATTCGCAGCTTCTTAGGAAGGACAGCACCTTTTCTAAGAAGATGTGCACGCATGAGTTTGGGATTTCTATGATCGATGTAATGCTGGGTACCTCTCTCACCGAAATCGATGGCTCTCTTATTGGGTAACGTCACCCTGAGTTTGTGTGTTACGGAAGGGCTTGGTTGTAATACGACGTGCATTAATACAGCATAAGGAAAAAATTATAGCTATATTCATGCTCGAATATACGACACTCGACGGGACGATCATACAAGTTGGTCAAAATGCCAAAGAAAATGATCGATTGACGCTTTCGAGTGCACCTCGATATTGGTGGATGCACGCCGCCGGGTATTCGGGTGCACACGTTATCATCTGTGAAACGAATGATCTCTCTAGGGAGACGAAAAGGGATGCGATGGTTTTAACGATTCATCACAGTAATGCACCCGATACCAAAATGTCGTGTATTGACTTGGCTCGTGTAGAGCAAACCGCATCTATGCGTCAGACTGGAAAAGTTGAACTTCGAGGTGATGTCATGGAACTCACCATTTTTATGCGCCGTGAAAAGGAACGTTTAGAAAGGATCTTAAAAACGAAACGGGTGGTAACAGTATAATGAGTCATTTTCAGGATTGGAAACCCGTCGTCATTCATGGAGCGAAACACAATGTTTCGCGACCCACACAGCCACACCGTGAAGTGACGAAGGAGCAAAAGTTAGACCGCGAGGAGTTGGGGACACACGAGACGGTTTCACTTTCCATGGCGAAGATGATTCAACAAGGGCGTATTGCTAAAGGTTTCAAGACACAAAAAGATTTAGCGATCGCGGTGGGTGTGAATGCGAGTATTATCAACTCGTACGAATCGGGTAGAGCTATTCCGGATCCGAATGTGCTACAGAAATTGAGAAGGGTTCTGGGAGTAAAACTAAAGTAAGGAAGAATAATGTCCAGCGATGTAATACACATCCTTGAATCCAAGATCTTCCAATTTCTCTGCCGCAAATCTGGCCCGTTGCCCCGTATTGCAGTAGACGAGTAAACCTCTCTTGGGAAGTTCCGTCGTCGTTTTTTCATTGATTTTATCGACTGGGATGTGAAGCGCTTTTGGGTAATGACCCGCGCGCCACTCCACAGCTGTTTGAACATCTATGACCTTTTTAATTTTACCTTCTTTTATGAGTCTCTTGGCCTCGGAAGCAGATACGAGACTCTGACCCAAATAGGAATACGCAACAACCGCGGTGAGGCCACCGGCTATGAGTAGGGGTATCATATATAAAGGTTTAGATGTTTTTATGATAAATGGCCCTCGGCAAGAAAAACGACGACACGACGACACGACTCACCCCAGATGAACGTGACGCCATGTACGCGAAAATGAAACAAGCGGCTATCGACAAGGCACTTCAGGGTGAAAAGGTTCGATACAAGTCTACGTCCAGCCCTGAGCGATTCAAGGCTTTTCTCGAGCATCGACTTACGATTTGGGATGAGCTAAAGGATAAAACGTTTCACGGAAAGCGTATGTATAACAAGACTAAGGAAATTCTAGCAAACTTTGAATCGAGCGCTAATTAAACGAGCTTCGTCCCAACGACCGGATTGTTGAATCAAGAGTCGTGTATTCGGTTTCATCCTGGAAAGAGAAAACCCTTCTCTTAATCTCTTAAAAGCATAGTCGATGGTCTTGCTGTTAATGTCACTACGTTTCACCTTGTACGCTCGCATTTCATTCTCCACCTCTTTCAGTTTGGATGTGAGTTCATTTACGGTACTTTGAAGTGAGGTAATGACGAGCTTCTGTTTCTTGACTTTCATATCCTCCGGTTTGTTCCGGAGTCTATCCTTCAATTCTGCGATAATTACCTTTTGCTTTTTGATCTTTAGGTTCTTCTTCTTCACCACCTTGTCAATCTCAGGTCCAAGGTCTACGACAAACTTGGACGTCTTGCGGGGTCGTGAACAAGATTTTACCATTTTGTAATACTTTTATATGTTTAACAAATTACTTAGGTGTTTAGTTACCGAAAGCGACGCCACCCATACCCTTCTTAATGCGTAAAATGTTGTAGTTTACGGCGTATACGCGGTGAAGGTTGTTACCACCGGAAGGACCGGTGAGGGCGAGCTTGGCATTGTCGATGCGACTGAAGTTTAGGGTGCCGGTGGGGTTCGACCTGCTCAAGCTGAGGCAGAAAGGCCACGTGAAGGTGGGAAGATCCTCGAGAATGTCATCGGGGAGGTCGCTACTGTGCATCTCGGGTACGACAGTGTGGTGATAGACGGGGGAGGTATCCTCGAAAAGAGGGGTACCGTTGATGTAAAGCGACGACTTGGAAAAGGTGAACTCAGAGTCCCAATCGTTACCGGTCGCCTTACCAGATACAAGGTGAATGGACTTGACGGGATGGTTGAAATAGGTGAGATCGATCTCCGTGTCGGTGTTGGTCGCGAGCTGGTGCTGGGTTTGGGTGAAGAGAAGATCGTGCTCGTTATCGGTGAAGAACTTGCGTTCCTCGGTGTCGAGGTAGATGTAGTTACCCCAGATCTTAGGAGTATCGGTGGGGGTGTACCCGTCCCTGCACTTAATACGGATCTCTACATCATGATACTGTAAGGCCACTAAAGGAAGGCACCTCGTGTAATCCTCGGCGAAGAAGAAGGGAATGATGTAGTGGTCGCCACCGTGGTTCGCCTTCTTGCTGTTGGTGGTGACGGCGTACGACGCCTTGGCCGCGCTGTCGCGTAAAAGGGGGTTATGAACACCCTGAATGAAAAGTGAATCCAATTGCGAAACCTTCTGACCACCGATCCACAGCGAAAATTCAGTGGGACTCGCAGCGGCGTTGGAGAACAAACCGGTGGCATTCTCTTGAACCCCGGCAATACCGGTAGACTCAATCCAAATGTAGCTCATGAGGTCGCCCTTAGAGCGAATAGGAACGGTGATTTCGTTGTTCGCACCGAAGGTACCGATGTAGTCCATCCTCTCGGGCTTCATCGCGAAGTTAGTATGGCGCTTATAGCTCTGACGGAAAAAGCTCACCTCTGGGTCACCAGTGATGAATACATCCTGGGCTCCGACAGACACGAGCTCAATTAAAGCAGCTGACATTTATTAATAAATGATATTAAAATTTTGGGTCGAGGTATACACATGGTAGTTTTTCAAGCACTCACATGGGAGGCCCGAGATGTTGAGGGTGAACATCAAATCAGCATCTTCGGTAAAACTGAAGAAGGAAAATCCATTTGTGTGACGACGACATTCGATCCGTATTTCTTTGTAAAGCTTCCGAAAGGAACGAAGCCTTCGGATGTGACTCGTCTGTACAATGATATTAATGCCCTAAGGAGGGATCACGTGACGAGTTATAGTCTGACGAAACAAAAGGATGTGTGGGGTTTTCAAAACAACGAAGAGTTTCATTTCATGCACTTGAACTTCAAGACTTTGGAAGCTCGACGTAAAGTCAATTCTATTTTCATGTACAACAATGATTTCAAAAAGTATCACGTGTACGAATCAAACATCGACCCCGTCCTGAGATTGATGCATCGTACGGGTATTCAATCTACTGGGTGGCTGGACACGGGTCCGAACTGTGTGCGCTCGCATCTCGCCAAGACGGATATTGACTTGTGGTGTAACGATTGGCGTACGCTTACACCTGTAGCCCGTGACGATATCGCACCGTTCGTTGTGGCGTCTTTCGATATTGAGTGTAATAGCTCTACCGGAAAGTTTCCTGATGCCGACGTTCCAGAAGATGCCTGTTTTCAGATTGCTATTTCGCTCTGTACGTTCGGCAGTGAAGAACCATACGATAAAACCTGTTTTTGCTATAAGAAGACGGACCCTAATCTCGAAGGTTCAAATATCATCAGCTTTGACACGGAAAGGGAAATGCTTCTCGCGTTCAAGGAGTACTTGAACAAGCAAGATATTGACATCATGACCGGGTGGAACATCTTCGGTTTCGATCTTGAGTATATTTACAAACGAGCCGCTATGGTTGGGTGTGGTCTCGACTTTTACGACTTGGGTAAACTCAAGGATAGTGAGTGCCACCTTGTCAGTAAGAAGTTGAGTTCCAGCGCTTTGGGTGATAATTTCCTGAAGCTTCTACCCATGCCCGGTCGATTTATTTTCGATATGTTCCACGAAGTTAAAAAGGGGTACAAACTGGATTCATACAAGCTCAACGAAGTTTCTAAGCTGTATCTTGGTGACCAAAAAATCGATATGGCTCCCAAGGAAATGTTCGCGCGGTACCTCGAAGGTGACCCTGTGAAGCTACGAGAAGTTGCCGAGTACTGTGTGAAGGATACTCTATTGCCGCACCGTCTCATCAAAAAGCTGTGTACACTTTTGAACTTGCTCGAGATGGCTAAAGCTACGTGGGTTCCTATCGCTTTCCTCGTGGAGCGTGGACAGCAAATCAAAGTATTCTCTCAGCTGTCGAAAAAGGCTCGCGAACTCGGGTACATGGTCCCGACGATCAAGTACGGAGCTATTCCCGAAGAGCCCTATGAGGGTGCTACGGTTCTCGAGGCACAAAAAGGAGCGTATTATACCCCTATTACCGCCCTAGATTTCGAAGCCCTGTATCCTAGTATCATGATGGCACATAATCTCTGTTACTCTACGTACGTGATGAACGAGAAAGACTATGGAAACGTCCCCGGTGTTGAATATGAAACCTTCAAAGTTGGTGAGAAGACGTATAAGTTTGCCCAGGGTGTACCGAGTCTTCTTCCAGCTATCCTTCTCGAGCTTAAACAGTTTCGCAAAAAGGCGAAGAAGGATATGGCCGCAGCTACAGGTTCGATGAAAGAAGTCTACAACGGTAAACAGTTGGCGTACAAGATTTCCATGAACTCTGTGTATGGTTTCACCGGTGCGGGTAAGGGTATTCTTCCGTGTGTACCTATCGCCTCTACGACGACGTGTAGGGGTCGTGGTATGATTGAAGAGACGAAGAACTATGTAGAGGCTAACTTTCCCGGTGCCAAGGTCAGGTACGGGGACACGGATTCCGTCATGGTCGAGTTTGACGTCGGTGAGCGTAAGGGTAAGGAAGCGATCGAGTACAGTTGGGAATTGGGTGAGAGAGCCGCAGAAGAGTGTAGCGCCCTGTTCAAAAAACCAAACAATTTGGAGCTCGAAAAGGTCTATTGGCCTTATTTCCTCTATTCAAAAAAGCGTTACGCCGCTAAACTGTGGACAAAAGGAAAAGATGACCAGATGCACATGGACTACATAGACGTGAAGGGTCTCCAGCTCGTACGCCGTGATAACACGCCTCACGTTCGAGAAGTCTGCAAGGAACTCCTCGATGTAGTACTCGACGCCCCGGATACCGGTCCGCCTAAGGAACTGGCGCGGGAACGTGCATCTCAGCTCCTCGCCGGTGAGGTACCGAACGAGAAGCTCATCCTGAGTCAGTCTCTTGCTGATACATACAAGGTTGGCGGTAAATCCGTATCGATCATGAGCCCTGAAAGTATGCACATTAACCAAGCGCACGTACAAGTGGTTAATAAGATGCGCCAACGTAAGCCCGGTTCGGAGCCCCAATCGGGTGATCGTGTACCTTACCTACTCACCAAGACGGATAACCCCAAAGCCAAAGCCTTTGAAAAATCTGAAGACCCAAAATACGTAGAAGAAAACAACGTCCCTATTGACTATCACTACTACTTCGAAAACAAGTTTCTAAACCCTGTATGCGACCTACTCGATCCACTGTACGAGAATACCAAACAGGAAATCTTTGGTGACATCATAGCTGAACATAAACCCCAAAAGAAGAAGACTGGTCCAGCCCTGAGTACCATGAAACGAGAACAGCTCGTCGAAGAGTGTCAAAAGAACAACTTGGACGATACGGGTAAGGTTGCAGAACTTCGAGATCGTATTAAAGCATTTCGACAAAGACAAAATTCGGTTGACGACTTATTTAAAAATTACGAACAAAGTATGAGTAAGGATGAGTAACAAACGTATCGTCAAAATTGTCATGGAAAATGTGAAACAACTCATCAGTGATCAACTTCCCGCTCTCATCGAGGATGCGATCGACGAAATCGTACACGAAAAGGTGGATGAAGAACTCTCGCAAAGTGGGCGAGAGAAGATGGCTGAGGTTCTTGACCATATCCACAAAAAACATCAGATCCCTCTCGACCTCTTACTGCGCGACGGGGAAGAGGCATACAACACGGACATCTGCAAGGGAATCATCAAGGATTCCAACGGTACCACACGTAGGTGTAGCTTCAAGGCTAAGTGTGAGGGGTACTGTAAGTTCCACAAGGAACAGGGTGAGAAAATCCAGAGACGTACGCTGACTAGTGACGATCATTTCGAAAACGCGTGTAACGAAATTGATGAAGCGCGTTCGGAGCTTAGAGATTTGGGTATATTTTAGTGTAATGAACAAATCGACTATTCTACTATCATCAATCAACAGCTTTTATGGAGACGAAAAGAATCGAACTAAACTCATGAACATCTTAGACAAAACAAGTGGCATTTCACTCAGGAATCTTGAGTGGTTTATCACGAACTACGCGAAAAAGAATAACACATCTTATACCACCACCGATGGTAAACTCTTCACTGTACACTGTGCGTACAAGAGCAGTCTTGATGGCTATTCGAAGAAACTCTTTGATCCCTTCTGTCGGTCAGCCAAGTTTGCGTATACTATTCCGGGTACATCTCAGGAAATTCATACAACGCTGGCACAGCTGAATTTCATAAAATGGTGCATCAAGAATAACATCATCGAGTACATCGCGAACAACAAGAACTCGCTGTTTAGTAAGCAAGTGACATGAAACCCTTGTCAAAAATATACGTCTGATACCCCGTGTAGTACATGTGAAGTGAATACGTCTTTGTCGCCGTGTCGACGAGCGAATTCGCAGACGTGTCTAATTTCACTTCAATCGAAGTCTTATCGGATTGTATCTGACTAAAATCCAAGTTCCCCGATGGTTCCACATTAATCGGATTCATCGAGAAACTGTATGTGTATATGTTGCGTATAGGCCTGGAAAGCCTGTTCCTGAACGGAATCAGGTACTTGTAATAATTGTGATTTGTGTTGGATACGTTTGGTAATCGCTCACCGTTTATGTAGAAACTCGCCTCGCTCATGATCGGGTAGAAGAATGTCTGAACCTCATCGAAATTGACGTTGGACGAAAAGTTGAAACGGTTTTGGTAATACTTTTCTTCTTGTACGAGCTTACCACCCGAAGAGTCTGACGCATCCTCAAATTCGGTGTTGCGTAAGAACCAGTGAATACACTTCACCGGAATGTCTGGAACGAGATTGTTTCTGATGATGTCTTTATTTAAATCGCTCACTATGGTCGGGTGTTTACGTACGATATCTGTCACGAACGTTTGACGCTCCGTCGCAAAAAACTTGCGCTCTTCAGGGCTCACAGTAATCTCTTCGGTGATGAGTCTAAACTCTGGAAGCTGTATAGCCGAACCGGTATCTGTGAAGAACGATTGTTTGTGAAACTCCAACTCAAACTCAATCTTTTGGCGATGCACCGCACATATGGGAAAGTATGGACGGTTGGGTTTATTCGAAGTGTATTCATCACTCGCATACTTCCTCGAAAAGAAGAAGTGGAGGGGAATCACGAGATCAGATGAGTACTGCGCATAATCGTCGAAGTTGTCTAGAGTGGAATCATCGTAACCAATACTTCTATTCACAAGAAACCTATTCGCCACCTTTTCAGACATTTCTAAATAAAGCTCATCGTATATGATTCCCCAGTCATCGTGAATTTTCTCCACCTCGAGTTCATCGACAAACATGGTGACACTCTTGAGAATGTGTCTACCCAATTGATCCGCAAAGTTTTTACCTGCACCGAAATCGGACAAACCGGGCATGGTGATACTCAACCACATGTTACTCAAAAGATCACCCATATTTTGAGGGTGAAACTGAACCTTTATCGTTTGACCAAATGGCCACCCGGTCACCTGACCCGGGTTAATGATATTACGACTTCTGTGATACTTCCTAAATTCAGAGTGTCGTGTCATGTCCCGGTCCTTAAAGAACGAGTCTTCTGGGTCTTTGGAAAGTAAGTGTAGATCTTGCTTTCCAATAGCTTTGAGAGAAATCTTAGCGGCTTCACCCATACTTATCTATTGTCTACATATTTTTAATATCCGTTTCCCACATGTTCACGGGTGTTGTAGACCTCATAAGCTCGAGTTCCCTTTTCGCCTGTTCGGATTCCTTCAGAAGTTCTCGTACACTTTCTTCCGTGTATTGAACGGTCTTAATGTTTAGGAGATAGTCCCAAGACCCATTGATTTGGGGGAAGAGACTGGAAAGTTGGTTCTCAAGTTCTTGCTTTTTACGGCGGAAGACGACGATGTCACCGTTGATGACCATAGTGACAAACTTCGACTTGTATTCACACATCTTCGATTTTGCCTCGAGAACCTTGATGAGATACTCTTTTCGTTTTTTGTAATACTCGTAACGGAGTTTGATGAAGTCACTCAAAATTTCTTCGGGTGTGTTGTACTTGTGAATACCCCGCGTCGGGTGGAAAAGATGCATGTTTGATGTACGAATAACCTTTTCCAGTTTAAGATCCTTCACGACATCCTTACCATTATACTCTTGAATGAGGAAATCCACATTTTCCGTCGTACTGTTATTGGTAAAGCTACCGATGATCTTCTTTTCGACGAGGCTATCCAGGTGTTCTTTGTAATCCTGTGTCCACCGACCCGGTGGAAGTTCAGTCACCTTGATCGTCTTACCGACACACGTCCAAAGACCCTGGGTCATCCATGAATCGTCATCTTGTTCGAAAACTTTACCCTTGAAACCCCTGAACCACGGCTTCATTCGCTTGAGGCTCTTGTTGTGGAGAAAGTTGAGAATGTTCTCACGGATATCCTCCGGGTTGAACGGAGGTACGTAGCAACTGAAGCCGGTACCAATGCCTTCTGTACCATTCACGAGAACCATAGGAAGGGTAGGCATGTAAAAGTCGGGTTCGATGGAGCGACCATCATCATCCAAATAGTTGAGAATGGCGTCATCCTTGGGGTCGAAAATCTTTCGGGCCTCGGGTGTCAGTCGTGTGAAGATGTACCTCGTCTGGCTGGCATCCTTGCCGCCCATGAGCCTGGTTCCGAACTGCCCACAGGGTTCCAGAAGATTTATGTTGTTACTGCCCGTATAGTCATTCGCCAACTTCACGATCGTTTCTGCAAGGGATACTTCACCGTGATGATAGGCACTCTTCTCAGCCACAAAAGCAGCCAGCTGCGCCACCTTCATCTCACCGGTCAGATTCTTTTGGAAACAGGAATACATAACCTTCCTTTGAGACGGTTTGAGTCCATCACACACGTGGGCGATGGAACGCTTGAGGTCTGCGAGTGAAAAGTTTACGAGGTCCTTGTGTACAAAGTCTGTGATGTTTAGATTTTTTACGTTACCATATGGAATTTCGAGGTCCTTTGGATTTTTTGCTGTACTCTCCAGAAGCCACGTCTTACGGTCATCAGCCTTCTTTTTGTCAAAAGCCAAGACGATAGACTCGTCAGTCATGGTATCAACGTCAAACTTGACTGTGAGGTCTTCGATTTTAGAGAAATACTCACGGGCTTCTTTTGAGGTCGAGGTACCGAGACCCTTGTAGTACTTAATGCGCCACCCGGATTGGCCATTACCATACCACGCACGAAACGCCGAATCCGTGTAGAAGGATTTCGTTTGGGTACCACGGGTAGCCTTGATGATGGGTGTCACCATCGATACCACGAAACCCAACTTGAGGAGGCTGGGCCAGAAATAATGCAGTTGATTGAGAATCAA